AGGTCCCCGCGGAACACCTCGCCAAGAACGCCCTCGCCCTAGCAAACGCCAAGGCATCGGATATCCAGATGAGCCAGCTCCTACGTGATCGGCCCACCGAAATCCAACGGGTCGACGTACGAGGCACGATCGGCGTACTGGAAAGACTGGGCGTGGTGGAGAGGAACCCGAAGGTCGTGGACGCCGAGGTCGTGGAGGAGAGCGATGGCTGATCGTCTCGCCTTCATCTACGAAGGGCGAATCCTCTTCAAGGACGTGGAGCCGGGCGTTGGTGGCGACGTGATCGAGCTGGTCGACCACCCGGAACGAAACGGCGATGCGAAGTTCAGTTGGGCGCCTACGCTCGATGAGCTGCTTGAGGAGCAGACCGGGCTCAGCACCTTGGAGCGCTCCGACCGACGCTTCAGGATCGTTGTGGAGGAGATCTGAAGAGATGCCTCTCTCACCGCTTGAAAATCCAGCGACCTACCGCGACCGAGAGATGGTCCGCAGGCTGATGCCGATCTACGAGAAGCAGATTTGTACCGAGGCGTGGACTGGCGTATCCCAGGGCGCCGCCCTGACCCGAGAAGCGATGGAATGGCACGCGGGGCGAGCGCAAGCCTTCGAGGATCGAATGAGCCAGCGGATCAGCTATGGCTACTGAAGATCACACCCTCTGGTACTACGCCATCGGCCCCAACGACAAGATCCTCGCCTCCGTAGGCATCCCCGTAGACGATCCCGACGCCCTCAGAGACAACCCCTTCCCAGAGACCATGCCCGTTCAGAACATCGTCCTCAGCGAGCAGAGCCGGGAAGACTACGAACTGGGGCGGGTATGAGCCTTGCATCGGAACTCTGGTTCGTCGGAGCGATCCTCGGCAGCTTCGTCATCTGGGCGCTCGGCAACATCGCCGCAGATCTTCAGGATGCCCACAAGGCCCAGCATTCGGACGATCCTCCCAACGCCTCAGACGCGCTCTCATGAAGCCGAAATCGGCACATCAGCTCGCAAGTGAGGCCGCACAGCCGTATATGGACCAGGCGAAGCGTGAATGCCTCGCTGGCGAAAACGACTGGACGTGGCTCACGATGCTGAATTGGCGCCTCGTCTACATCAGAACGCTCCGCCAGACCGAAACCGAACGTCGACCACCACCGACGTTCTGGGGGAAACATCGCTTCATGCTTACAGGGATAGCCGGTATAGCGGTATGGCTTGGACTAGTTGGTCTCACCGTCTTTGCTGCGAGTCATGGCTAGGTAGTTCAGTGGTGGCGAGCGCGTAAGCGCGAGCCTGTCTTACGTGTAGTCCATACGCAGTTAGCTTGCTGTTGTCATCAAGCGCTGACTTGTTCAGGACTGCCTTGAGCGTCGTGTCACTAACGCACACGTCCACGCACGCGAGTCCAAGACTGCCTGTCTTGCGCTCACGCAGTGCGCATGACTGCATCTATTCGGCTCTACAGAGCCATGAGACCTTCATCCGTGTCTACGGGGATGTCTCATGCACGAACAGACCCCGGACAAAGACCCCCCAGGGGTAGGCGGGAATCCAGAGAATTTCTCGACGGAGTCCCTTAATAAATAGGCACACCCCCCGGCTTCCCCGTCTTACGTGAAGGCCGCACCCCCTTCCGACTCCTCCCGGAGTCCCTATGCCCTGATATCCCGCCCTCGCGCACAAAGGAGTCCCCCTTGCGCCTGAAGATCAACAAGAAGGCTCTCGAAGGCCTCACGGGGACCCAGAGGGAGGAAGCAGAAGAGGCCCTTCAGAAGCTCGAGCAGGAGCGCAGGCGGAATCCTCTGGCCTTCTACGAGCCCCACGCCAAGCAGAAGGCCTTCCACGAATTCACCGCGCACACGAAATGCTTCTTCGGGGGGACCCAGTCGGGGAAGACCACCGGGAGCCTGAACGACGACATCATCCAGGCGCTCGACAGGAACATGGTGCCCGAACACCTGATCGCCTACAAGAAGTTCGAGCCTCCCTTCGAATGCCGGATCATGTCGGGGAGCTTCAAACTCCTGGAGAACAACGTCGTCTCCAAGCTTCAGGAGATGATCCCGGCCTCGCAGTTGGTCGGGGGGAGCTGGAAGACCGCCTACGACAAGCAGCTCGGCGTCCTCTACTTCTCCAACGGGTCGAAGTTCTTCTTCATGACCTACGAAACCGAGGTCAAGCTCCAGCAGGGCGTGACGCTCGACCGGGTCCACTTCGACGAGGAGCCTCCTCTCGCCGTCTTCAACGAGAACCGCTGGAGGGTCTCGGCCAAGGAAGGCGACCTTGTCTTCTCGATGACCCCGACCGAAGGCATCACGTGGACCTACGACCAGTTGTGGATGCAGCGGGGGACCGAGGTCCGACCCGAAGTCTTCAAAGGGGACGACCTGGAATGCGTGCAGGTCATGCAGGACGACAACCCGGCCCTCTCTCAGAAGCAGATCGAGTTGGGTCTGAAGGGTCTCTCCGAGGAGGAGAAAGCAGCTAGGCGTGAAGGGAAGTTCGTCGCCCTCCACGGCCTGATCTACGCCGACTTCGATCAGGGAAGGCACGTCGTCCCGCAGAGGCCTCTCCCGTCGAACGTGAACGTCGTCGTGGGGATCGACCCGGGGATCAGGAACAGGACCGCGGTCGTCTGGATGTACCTCACCCCCGATGACCAGATGGTGGTCTTCGAAGAGGGCTACTACGAGGGGATGACCGTCCGCCAGGTCTCCGAGCACATCCTCCACACCAACGCCCGCTACGACATCCACCCGCTCTACTACGTGATCGACCCGGCGGCGCGCAACAAGAACCACCAGACCGGCCGATCGGACCAGATGGAGTACGCCGACCACGGCATCGTGACGATCGCCGGCCAGAACTCGGTCACTGCGGGGATCAACCGCATCCGTGAGCGCTTCCAGTCCGAGCGGATCTTCATCTCCGACAACTGCATCCACCTGGTCGACGAGCTCCACAAGTACCGCTGGAAACAGCCCCCGCGCTCAGGAGAAGACTCCCGCCAGGCCCCGGTCAAGAAGGACGACCACCTGGTGGATGCCCTGCGTTACGCGGTGATGAGCCGCCCCTATCTCCCGGAGGAGATGCAGCACCGGGACGAGACCAAGCTCCAGCGAATGATGCGCGAAGACATCGAGTCCTACTCACAACCCCAGGAACAGGCGATCAGCCAGTTCGCAGCCTAGGAGACGAGAGCATGCCCAACATCCAGACGCCGATCTCGGCCGCCGAAACCAAAGCCCAGATGGAAAACACCACGTTGAACCCCGAAGTGAAAATCGGGGGAACCGAAGAATCCGGAGCCTCGGATCTGGTGGTCTCCGTCACCCTGCACTTCGCCGGGGGTCAGACCTTCAAACCGAAAGAACTCTACGAAGCCCTCGACGCCAAATACGGCACCGTGGCCTCGCTGCATTCGACCGTCGCCCGGAACACCTACGACTTCGCGATCTCGGCATGACCCGAATCGCAGGAAAACCCGCCTACTGCGCCTCCTGCTTCGGGACCCCTGACGGCCGCTACGTCGACTTCGAGGCCGCTTATGACGGGCCTGTCATCCCCGGCACCCCCGAGCCCGTCCCGGTCGACGATCTGATCCTCTGCGAGGGCTGCCTGCAGGAGGCCTTCGACCTCCTCGACCCACAGGGCCTCAAGGAGACGATCGCGAAACTCAGCGCTGCGGTGGAGGACGCGGAATCGACGATCAAGGAGCGCGACCGCGCCATCCAGGGGTTCCGCAACTCCACCAACGCCCTCGTCGACACGTCGGTGCGACGTAACCCGGGCAAACCCCACTTCGAGGGCCTGCCCCCGGAGATGCGCAAGGAGTTCGTCTCTCAGCAGTACAAGCGCAAAGGCTCCTCCCCGGCAGGTAAGAGGAAGAAAGAGGAGACCCCCGCATGAGCAACCTCGCCAACGGTCGCAAAACCGTCGCCACCGCCGGAACCGCCGTGCAGCTCGGACCCTCCGAAGCCGTCTCCGCCGTCTCGATCACGGCGTTGAAAGGCAACACGGGCGTGATCTGTGTGGGTGGTAAAGGCGTCGTCGCCGCAGAAGGAACGCGCACCGGCAAGCCCCTGCTCGCCTCGGAATCGGTCTCCATCCCCACCGACGATGTAGGGGATGTCTACATCGACGCCACCGTGAACGGCGAGGGTGTCTCCTGGCTGGCCGTCACGGAGGCCTGAGTGTCCTACCGCTCCGAAGTCCAGGCCGATTCCCCGGGGCTCTTCTGGTTCCCCGGGGTCGAGGCGGGTGGTACCCAGGCATGGGACTACTCGGGCAACGCCAGGCACGGGGAATACAAAAACACCCCGACCTTCGGGGCGGCAGGGCCGTTGGCGAACATCCCGACCTACAAGACGCTGTCGCTCGCCGCGGCGTCCTTCCAGCGGGTCGAAGTCCCCTCCGCGACCTACAACCCCTTCGTCGTAGGGACGAGCAGGACGTTCGAATGCTGGGGTTGGATCTCACCCAACGCGACCGCCATGCGGATCATGGGGAGCACGGGAACCAACAAGTTCCGGATCAGGGTGCTGGCCGAAGCCGGGACCTTCCCGTGCTCGGTCGACTTCCGGCCCGACGCCTCCACCGGGACGGATGTGGTGTGGGCCTCGGCCTGGCCGGCCAAAGAACAGTGGGTGCATCTCGCGCTGGTCTTCAACGACGCGGCGAACACGGCCGAGCTTTTCATCAACGGGACCAGCCAGGGTTCCAAAGAAGCGACCGGGGTCTTCGGCGCCACGCCGGGGAACCTGAGCGCGGGAGGCGACGGGTCGGTCTTCTGGAACGGGCGCCTTGGTCCCTCCGCCGTCTACGAATCGGCTCTCTCGTCAGTACGGATCAAAGCCCACTATGAAGCAGGCCTCGCCGCTCCTGCGACTCCTCCGAAAACGGTCTATTGGGGCGCCCTGATGGAGGGCGAAGTCTACGCGCCGTCTCAGGGCGATTCGCCCTACAACGCGGCCACGACCGAAACCTTCAAAGAACACGCAGGGCGCAAACCGGGGATCATCCACTTCTCCGACAAAATCGAAGAAACGGGGCCGACGTGGGACGGCTTCGGAGCGGGAGCCTCGGAAACCGTCCACTCCTACGGCGCCATCGTCCTCAAGTCGATCGGTGGCCCCACCGGGATCGTCGCGAAGATCAACGAAGGCGCCACCGACGCGAAATGGGCGACCTGGGCGCAGGAAGCAAAAGCCTTCGGCCGACCGCTGTTCCTGCGGTTGATGTGGGAGATGAACGGGACGACCTTCCCCTGGAGCCGTGGATTCGTCTCGGCCGCCGAATACAAAGCGGCCTGGCAGCGGATCTACAACATCGTCTCCCCGATCGCCAAGAACGTGACGTGGGTCTGGTGCCCCAACATCCTCTTCGGGGCCGAAACCAACTTCGCCTCCTGGTACCCGGGGAACTCCTACGTCGACTGGGTCGGACTCGACGGCTACAACTCGAACGAACCCTGGCGCGGGGCGATGCGGACCTTCTCCGAATCCATGACCGAAATGGCCACGGTCGCCCCGGGTAAGCCGCTGATGATCGGGGAGACCTCATCGGTGGAGACGGGAGGGACGAAGGCCGACTGGTTCCGCGACC